GGGATGACGGATGTTGTCCCAGAAAGCCTTCTTGTAAGCAGCGGAAGCCCTGCCTGTTTTTTCATCCGCCTTGTCGCCGGTCTTGCCGGGAATGTTGGTGATGGGTGCGGAAGTGGGCTGATTGAGCATCTTCTCAATCTCGTCCTGACGCTGCAGGCGCTCGATGTCGCGGGTGAGGTCGGTGACTTCCTTTTCCATCTTGTCGTAGGTCGCGGCATCCTCCGCAGAGACCATGCCGCCGTTCTGAGAGTGGGTGTTAAGAAAAGCCTTTGCAGCCTCCCATGCCTTCGCTCTCTTTTCCATGAGTTCCATAATCTGAGTCATAATACAAATCCTCCTTTAATGTGCGAGAAGCGAAAGGCGCTTCTCAAGATCGGTAACGGGTACCATGTTTTTATTTGCCTCCGGCTTTTTCTTGGGGATAAGCCGTGAAAGCAGCGAATCAGTGACAGCCTTGCGGGAGAAGAGCATCTCCGTATCGGCATCATCGTCCAAGGCAGGCTCCTCGCCGTCCTTGAACAGAATCTCGTCAGCGAAGCCGAGCTTTACGGCCTCCTTGGCGTTCATCCATGTCTCGGCATCCATCAACTGTGAAATCTTGTGGCGGGAAAGCCCGGACTTGATCTCGTAGGCGTTCATGATGGATTCCTTGACTTCATTCAGCATGTCGATGGCTTTCTGCATCTCCTCGGTATCGCCGATGGCGATGGTCGCAGGGTTGTGGACCATCATCATTGCCACAGGGCTCATGCAGACCTTGGTACCGGCCATAGCGATGACGGATGCCGCCGAAGCAGCAAGGGCGTCGATCTTGACCGTTACGTCATGCGGGTAGTCCATCAGCATGTTGTAAATCTGTGCAGCAGCAAAAACATCACCGCCCGGAGAGTTAATCCAGAGGGTGATGTTCCCATCGCCGCTATTCAGTTCATCTTTAAAAAGCTGTGGTGTTACTTCGTCTCCGAACCACGTCTCATCAGAAATTTCCCCGTCGAGGTAGAGTGTTCGGTCGCTGCCGAAGGTATCCGGCTCCTCGTTTCGCACCCAATTCCAAAACTTTCTGGTCATAGTGCCTCCTTGTGTTTTCGCCGGGTACGCTCACTTTGCTGTGGCTGTTCCGGCTCTTGTTCTGTTTCTTCCTGTGTTTCATCCGGTTCCTCCTCCGTTGTTGTGGTGGCTGCAAAGATGCCTGCGTCCTTGAGCTTTGTCATGTTGCCGTTTATAAGATACAGGTCGCCGCCTTCCTCTTCCGGGATACGGTCGAGGTTTTCAAGCTCCCTGATATCGTTGGCGCTCATCCAACCATTCTGCCGTCCGACAGCGTAGCCGTTCATGCGGCTCTGGTAGTCGCCGCGAAGAAGCCCGTCCACATTGAACTTAAAGAAGTATTCCTTCTTCTCATCCAGGGAGAGAAGCGCCCGCTGCATGGACTGTTCCCAGCGGCAGACCCACGGGTCGAGGGTGTATTTCACGAACTCCAAGGACTGCTGCTCGATATTTGAAAAGCTCGATTTCTCAAGGTCGCCGATCATGTGAGGCGGGATGCGGAAGATTCGGGCGATCTCATTGATCTGGAACTTTCGCGTCTCCAGGAACTGCGCCTGCTCCGGTGAAATGGAGATAGGCGTGTATTTCATGCCTTCCTCAAGGACTGCCACCTTGTTCGCATTTGAACTGCCGCCGAAGGCCGAGTTCCAGCTTTCCCTGACACGCTCCGGGTCTTTTACCACGCCGGGATGCTCTAAGATGCCGCCGGGCGTTGCACCGTTAGCGAAAAACTTGGCTCCGTATTCCTCACAGGCAATCGCCATGCCGATGGAGTTCTTTGCCATCGCAATTGGGCTGTAGCCCACAAGACCGTCAAAGCCAAGCCCCGGAATATGGAGCACATCGCTTGGTGAGAGCCTGACGCGGCTGCCGTCCATCGTGTGCGCGTCATCCTGCGAGGTCTGGTATTCGTAGTAGAGGTGGCCGTCTTTGTCACGGTCGACTGCCATGCGGTTCGGCATAAGCGGATACAGTGCCACGACCTCGCCCTTGCCGTTTCTGATGATCTGCGCGTAGGCATTTCCCCAGAGGAGCAGGTGCGTCATGAGCGTTTCCCGGAAGACAAAGGATGTCATTTCCGGGTTCGGCTCATCGTGCAGGATGAAGTAGAGCGGGTGGTCGGTCGCTTTTTCCTTGCTGCCGTTCTCACCGTATCTGTACAGATGGATCGGAAGTCCTGCAATCGCCTCGGAAAGAATCCTCACGCACGAGTAAACCGCCGTCATCTGCATAGCGGAGCGTTCCGTTACAGCCTTGCCGGAGGTCGTGGCGCCGAAGAAGAAGCGGTAGGCGCTGCCGGAGGTCGAGTCCCTGGGCTTATCGCGGCTCCGAAATAGTCCTGAAAATATGCTCATAGCCATCCCTCCAATCCGTTAAGGGCTTCCCGTATCACCAGAAAGCCGATCAGTGAAAGTATCAACATTGTCTTGTCCTCATATAAACAAAATGCCTCTGCCGTCATAGACAGAAGCACCGTTGTCGTTTCCGCACCGGATCGCCCGGTCGAGTGCCATGATGGTTGCGATGGCACCGTCTATCTTCTCCGTGGACTTTTCTTTGTCCGCCTTGATGTTGCCCGCCGGGTCCTGCCTAATAAAGATGTTGTCCATCATCCATCGAAGGACGGGATGCCCGCCGTGGGCGATTTTCTCCTCCAGCGTCAGCTTCATCAGTTCCTTTGTCGGTGGACTCATGTCTTTGAAGCCCTGTCCGAAAGGAACGACCGTGAAGCCCATGCCCTCAAGGTTCTGCACCATCTGAACGGCTCCCCAGCGGTCGAAGGCGATCTCGCGGATATTGAAGCGTTCGCCGAGTCGCTCGATGAACTTTTCGATGTAGCCATAGTGAACGACATTGCCTTCCGTGGTCTGCAAGTATCCCTGCCGCTCCCATAAGTCATAGGGAACATGATCGCGGCGGACACGCAGGTCGAGCGTTTCCTCCGGCACCCAGAAGTACGGGAGAACACTGTATTTATCCGCATCGTCCAGCGGAGGGAACACCAGGCAGAATGCCGTGATATCTGTCGTGCTGGAAAGGTCGAGCCCGCCGTAGCAGACACGCCCTTCGAGTTCCTCTTCGTCAACGGGAAAGGCACAGGCATCCCATTTCTCCATCGGCATCCATCTGACCGACTGCTTGACCCATTGATTGAGGCGGAGCTGCCGGAAGGAGTTCTCCTCGCCGGGATTCTGCCTTGCTGAATCGCAGGCGGCTTTTACCTTGTCGATGCCTACCGTGATGCCGAGGGAGGGATTCGCTTTCTTCCACACTTTCGGATCAGTCCAGTCCTCCGATTCATCCGCTCCGTATATGACGGAGTAGAAAGTGGGGTCGACCTTCCGTCCGGCTTCTATGTCGAGTGCCTTCTGGTGTATCTCATAGCAGATGGAGTTCGTATCGTTGCCCGCCGTGGTGATGAGGAAGTAAAGCGGTTGCATCCTTGCATCGCCGGAACCCTGCGTCATGACATCGTAGAGTTTCCTGTTCGGTTGGGTATGCAGCTCATCGAAGATGACACCGTGGGTATTGAAACCGTGTTTGTTTGCAACATCCGCCGAAAGTACCTGATAGGTGCTGTTGGTGGGCTTGTAGACCAGCTTTTTCTGTGATTCCAGTATCTTCACGCGCTTCATCAGAGCCGGACAGAAACGAACCATGTCCACGGCCACGTCAAAGACAATCTTCGCCTGGTTGCGGTCTGCCGCACAGCCGTACACCTCGGCGCGTTCCTCGCCGTCCCCGCAAAGGAGCAGGAGAGCCACCGCCGCGGCAAGCTCTGACTTGCCTTGCTTTTTCGGTATCTCGATGTATGCCGTATTGAACTGCCGGTATCCGTTCGGCTTTAAGATGCCGAAGAGGTCACGGATGATCTGTTCCTGCCAGTCTATAAGTTCAAAGGGTTTTCCTGCCCAGGTCCCCTTGGTATGGCACAGGTTTTCGATAAACGACACGGCAAAGTCGGCGGTCTCCTTGCTGTATACGGAATCCTTCGCCTTGAACCGCGTCGGCTTATATTTCTTCAGCTTTCGCAACTGCACCACCTCCGAAAATGGCATAAAAAATGACCTGCCGTATGGCAAGCCGTCCGATAGTTTTATCTGTACGAGAGACAGAGCCTTGCGGCTCCGTTCCCGGAATGTTCTGTTTTTGTGTCAGGCGTTCATCGCCCAGGCGATGGCGTGTCCGTCATCCTCGAACTCGACCTCGCTGACCGCTGCCAGCCCGATGGTGCCTTCGCAGGTCATGTCGTCATCCAAGTGCTCGTAAACCGCTCCGAAGTAGCAGGGCTTGTTCATTCCGTTGTAGTAGTAGCCCGCCATGATGACCTTGTCCCCGAAATTCAGCACCTTGCTCCATCTGGTTTCCAAATCCTCTGAAGTGGTGGGGTTCGGCAGTCTGTAGTTTTTCATTCCTTCGTTAATTGTCATGTTCGTTTCCTCCGTTTGCTTTGTTTTCCCTTTCGGTATGTACATATATCACTCTAAAGCACACTTATATCAAGTCATTTCCGAGAAATATATGTACCAGAGATAAGGGAATATCCCCGGAGGGAATTGTGTAGATTATTCCTCACCGGTCAGGATAAAACGCACATATTCCTTGCGATGCTCCTCAAGGTAGCAGACCAGCTCGTAAAAATCCCGCTCGTAAGCAAGCCGCTGAACCATGTTGACATCAAACATATTCGTAAGCCCCGTGTCCCGGATGGCGAGTATCTGTTCCTTAATCGTCTGCGTCATCGCTGCACACCTCCAATCCCTCCACCAGCTTGGTATAGATGGTTGTGTACCGTTCGCATTCGGAGCCTTCCGAACCTGCGATGGCTTGGAGGAAGAAGTCTGCGGCATCCTTCCTCGAATCCCAGACTTCCTCTTTGCCGTAGCAGATGGTTTTCACGCTGTCCAGCTTTCGGCAGGAATCCTCGCCGTAGACCACATTCAGCCCGGAGCCGTTGTCCCATCTGACCATGACCGATGCCGTATCATCGACACCGATCACGGTTCCCTTCGTGCCGATAGGCGGAGCCTGCACATCGTCCATATGCGTAAGCTCCACACGGCAACCGACAGGGTAGGCTTTGCGTACCCGTTCTACGATTTCTCTACTCGGAAACTTCATGGTCAGCACCTCCGTTCTTGAAAGCCGAGGAGCCTGTGAGGTTCTTCAG